AAACTGAAGAAGAAAAAGCAGCTTTAGATTTTATGAAAAGAATTGCTCAGTATTATAAAAAAGGTGGAACTGGGAATACAGTGCTTAGTGGTCCAGCTGGTACTGGTAAGAGTCATTTATCTATGGCCGTTTTAAAAGAGTGTTTAGAAAATGAAAATACAACGGTACTCTTCATAAGTTTTTCAGAAACGCTTGATCTCATGAAAGATTACTTTGGAAATAAAAGCAGTCAGTATAGTCCAGAGTACTTTAAACGGTTGATGAGTGAAGTGGATTTGCTTGTTATTGATGATATTGGTGCTGAAAAAATCACGGAATACTCGCAAGATGTACTAACAAAAGTTTTAGATTCACGAACTAAAACAATTATCACTACCAATTTAGATAGTAAAGAACTCCGCAATAAGTATCATGGAAGAATTTACAGCCGAATTTTTAGAGGAATTGATAATAAAGCCTTTAACTTTAAAGATATTAAAGATAAGCGAGTTTCACAATTACCATTTTAAGGAGGGAAGATGGCAAGTTATACAAGTAAATTATTTAAAAGACTGCACCTCATATCAATCCAACGAGTGAGAGATGGATATGGCAATCAAAATGTCTATATAGAAAATAAAGATAGAGATGCACTCAGAGAAATATATAAAGCCGTCTATAAACATTCTAATAACGGTGAATATATGACATGGAAACAACTGAAAACGGTCTTGGATAAGAAACTGGAAGGAAATAGATATATTTTTGATTGAGGATGGGTGATGAAAGAAAAAATAGTAAGAAATTCAAAACTGGCTATTTTAGAAATTATCCAAGGTGATAAGGTGTTATTTACAGGAAACACCAATGAAATAAAAGAACATTTTGGAGTAAATAAAAATAAGGTGAGTCAGTGGCGTGGGAACGGGACTCATGTAGAAAATGGAACAGTTCCAAGACCTACAACAATTTACGCTAAGGTTATTGGGCATGAATATGGTGAAGTTGTGCAATACCGTGGCACTTCAAAAGATGCTTTTAAAGAAATCGAGGAGGAGAAGCTTCGAGAAACTGAAACCAAAGAAGAACGTCAATTAAGACGACAAACAAAGAGAAAAATCATGATGGAAAATTTGCGAAAGGAGTATTTCAATGGGTGAAAGAATAACAAAACTTGCAGTTGTTGAAGTTTGGCAATATGGAAAAGTTATTTTTACAGGAAATAGCTTGGAAGTAAAAGAACATTTTAATTTTTCGCAGAAACAATTCAATCGCATAAGCATGATGGGTAGAACAGTTCAAAACGGTTCAAAACCAAGAGCACAAACGATGTATGCAATAAAAATAGGGGAAGAAAAAGTTTTAGTACCTTATCAAGCAAAAGGTAAGTGTGCTTCAATCAAAAGAGGGAAAGAAACCAAAGAAGAGCAACGCCTGAGACGAAGAATCCAAAGGGATATGATAAGAGAGGAATTTTACAATGGGAACAATGAAGCGACACTTTAAAAAATTGACCGATAATGCAACTATGCCAGAACGAGCTACAAAAGGTTCTGCTGGCTATGATATTTCATCAAGTGAGGCTATAACTATCCAACCAGGAGAGATTAAGCTTGTATCAACAGGACTAGCAGTCCAAATGGAACAAGATGATGTGATGTTACTTATAGATCGTAGCTCAAATCCACGAAAGCGTGGTTTAATTCTTTCAAATTCAGTAGGTGTGATTGATCATGACTATTTCCCCAATGAGTTCAAAGGAATGTTCACAAATATCACAGACAAGCCAGTGACTATTGAAGTAGGTCAAAGAATCATGCAAGCTGTATTTGTGAAATATGGACGAGTTGATGATGATAATGCGTTAGGACACCGCACAGGCGGATTTGGAAGTACAGGAGATAATTAATGGGAATTGAAAATATAATCGCAGCACTTATCTGTCTAGTAGCTGCAGTTGTTTATACAGTATTGGCAATGAGAGCAGAGAAGGCTCGTTTCTATCATCAAAAGCAAGGTGATAAAACTGCAGAGGTTTTAAAGGAACTTACAAAATTATGGGCTTCATCAGCTAAGACATCTAAAACAGTAACAAAATGCGAAATTTGCCATGAAAATACGGCAATGGCAACAGTGGATCATGAGTTACTTTGCAGATCATGCTACGAAAAAAGTGAGGTAGGTGATGACTAATGAAAAGTAGACTTGAGCGTAAAATACGACGTGGAGAAACAACATGACGATCACTGAACAACAATTTTATGACATGCTGGATGTCAAAGAACATATGAATTTTACCAATCGAATAAAAGAGCTTGTTTTTGATAAAGATGGACGTGAAGAATTTTATACTAAAATTTTGGCTATACATAATGATATGAGTGTTGACTTTTTCAGGGACTATTTTATGACTCACTCAGCTGTTTCGGCAAAAGGACAGCATTATACACCAGATGCACTTGGTAAGCTCACAGCGTTGCTTGTAGGTGGTTCTGGAGGTGCTGATATAACTGGAGCAGGAACAGGAACTCTAATTATTCAAAAATGGCAAGATGACAGAATGAATGCAGACTTTTTTAACTATTTTCCGAGTAACTATTGGTACCAGGCATTAGAATTATCAGATGAAGCTATTTCATTCTTGATTCATGCCTTTGCAATTCGTGGAATGAATGGAGTAATCATTCATGGTGATGCATTAGAAATGGCAGCGAAGCAAGTATATTTTATTCAAAATAGTGCAGATAATCCATTAGGATTTTCAGAAGTAAATGTTATTCCGCACAGCAAAGATGCCATGGAGTTTTTGGGAATCAAGGAATGGACCGAGGAAGCCATTGAACATATTGAAAGTAAATTCCCAGATTGGATTCCACTTAGAGAAGAAAAGGAAGGACAGATGAGTTTATTTGACTAAGAGAAAACAAAAAGAAAGATTATTTGTAGATTGCTATGAAAAAATTGAGGTGGAAGAATGACATTTGCAATCGCTCGGCTGCTCGGTAGATGAATTGGTAGAGTGAAATAAAAAAGCTAGCCACAAGGCTAGGATTTAAAATTTATCTATAACTATAACTCATTCGAGTTTCTTTATCTGGAAGAGTTAGACAATAGGCGAGTATAAAAGGACCAGCGAACGGGATAAGTAAAAGGAATAAAGTTCCCCAGTGCAACCCAGCATTGTTTAATCTTCTAATAGTGATTGTAAGAGTTGGCAGTAAAGTTGCTAAAAAGTACACTGCTGATAGAGACATACTACCGATTACAAGAACATTATCAGATAGACCGTTACCGTAACTCTGTCGCATTCCAATACCAATTATTAGGGTAATGAATAGAGCAGTATAGATACAAAAGTGAGTGAGCATAATTTTCCAGAAATCACCTACATTACATTCATCCTTAAAGTTGGAATATTTTGTCCAAAATGTCTTATATGTATGTTTCATATTTACCTACTTTCTATAAGACTATTATACTTTGCAAAACAGAAGGTGATACTTACAAAAGTGTAATAAAAATTAGCCCGTTTTAACCAAAATAAAAAAAGCCTTATAAAGGCAGTGATTACAAGGGAGTACAGCTTATAAAGCCACTTCCGATTATATTATATATTTACCATAGTTAGAGAAGGAGATTAAGATTGAAAATTCATGAATTAAAACTAGACATCAAATATTTTGAAGATGAGAAAGCAGGGAAGAAAAACTTTGTCATTAGGAAGAATGATCGTGATTATCAAGTTGGAGATGTTCTTGAATTAAAAGCTTATGTAAGCCAAGAATCTGCAGAAGAGGAAGGTCTAGATGTTGGATATGCTTGGACGGAACATTTATATGAAGAAGGTTATGACATCTGGGAAAATTGTGAAGGAGAATTAGCAGACACATTCAAAGTGAAAGTTAAAGAAGTGATTAAAGCGGAACAACTGAATCAAGGTGATTGGAATGATGAAACTCTGGAAGCTATGCGTAAAATTAATTGGCCCAACGTAATGGAAGTTCTTGTAGATTATTTCGATACAGACCGGGTACCAGATGACTATGTCTTGATGGAAGTTGAGGTAGTGAAATGACTGAAGTGGAAAAATATAAAAGAGTATTATCTTGGTTAAAAGAAAAAGCGGATGAAACAACTCATAAAGTGTTTTGCGAATGTTGTGGTGCTGAAAAAGTCTATACGGTTCAAGCTGTTGAAGCAAGGAAACTTTTAGACGAGATTGAAGAATTAGATGATGATGGAGTGAGATATTGGAATGAATAAGTTTATCGAAAACACAGTGGTTGGTATTGTAGTAGCAGGATTTATGGTGCTGTTTATTGCAATTATATTCAGTATTGTTAAATGGGTTTTAGGCTTTTAGAAAATAAAAAGCCCGCTGGAACGGGCTTAGGCATGAGGTTTATCTGTCTATATTATACCATACTGAGAGGAGTTGTACATGCCAAAGATAGACAGATTAGATAAACTGATTCGAGATTATGTTAAGGGACATCTTGATAAACGAATTGAAGCAAGGATAGAACAACTTACTTATAAATCAAGAGTAGACAATATGGGAATACGTACGGCCTTTAACGGAGAGTCAGAACAGCTAAGGAAAGTATTACTTGAAGAAAAGATTGAAGAAGATAAGCTGATACTAAGTTTGAAGCATGAGAAATATCAAATAGAAACATGGATTAACTGTTCTAATTTTGATAATGCGAGACAAATTTGTGAGGCAAGATGGTGTAATGATTTACCACAGTGGAAGCTAGAAGAGAAGTATCATATGAGTAGAAGCACCATCTATCGAAACTATAAGGAATTAAAAGAAACTATTATTCGTTGGTCGGGTTTCAAAGTCTAAAAACGTGACACAATAGCGACACAAAGATGACACAACAACCTATGTTTTTAATGAGATAATAGTATTATGAACAACTGAGCAGAACACAAATAATATTAGTCACGGTGAACAAAGAGTGCTAATGTTGTTCAACAATAAGTCGGTAGCAAAAGCTATCGGCTTTTTGTATTTAGATATTGAAGGAGAGGACATGGCATTAAGAGCTGACAGGTCTGGCGCACATCGTGTAGCATTTGATAAGAACCGTAAGGTTCTATTAAAGACACAGAACACTTGTGGTATCTGTGGTAAGCAGATTGATAAGAGACTTAAAGCACCTGATCCAATGAGTCCAGTTGTTGACCATATCATTCCTATTAATAAAGGTGGACATCCTTCTGCGATTGAGAACTTACAGCTCGCTCATTGGACTTGTAACCGCCAGAAGTCTGACAAGTTATTCAAGAATAAACAAGAAGAACCTAAAGTGCTTGGTAACCGCAACCTGCCACAGAGCCGTGATTGGGCTTCTTATGTATCTTAATTTATTTATGAATAACTATATTAAAAATAATTTTAAACGCAAGAGAAAGTAAATAGGGGGGCATAGCACCCTCCCCCTGGGTCGGCTCGTACTTCACGCCGTCACTGTACATTTTTTCTCGTGCGACATTTGAAAAGAGGTGAGAAGATTGACAGAAAAAGGTATTGGATACCTCAGATATAAGCTTTCAACAAGAAAACGAAGAGCAACCATGCGTTATGAACAGTATGCAATGAAACATACTGATAGAGCAAAAGGAATTACAATTCCAGTAGAACTCAGTGCACAATATCGTGCCATTTTAGGGTGGTGTGCAAAGGGTGTAGACAGTCTTGCAGATCGTCTTGTTTTTCGTGAATTTGAAAATGATGATTTTGAAGTAAATGACATTTTTGCAGAAAATAATCCTGATGTGTTCTTTGATAGTGCAATTTTATCATCGCTCATTGCATCGTGTAGCTTTGTTTACATTTCAAAGGGGGAGAATGATGATGTTAAGCTGCAAGTTATTGAAGCAACGAATGCAACAGGGATTATTGATCCAATAACTGGCTTGTTAACGGAAGGATATGCTGTACTAGAACGAGATGAAAACAAAAATGCAGTTTTAGAAGCTCACTTCTTGCCAGATCGTACAGATTATTATTATAAAGACCAACGATTTAACTTTTCTATTCCAAATGTTACGCAGCATCCACTTTTAGTTCCTATATTGCACAGGCCTGATGCTGTTAGACCGTTTGGCCGTTCTCGTATTACACGTTCAGGAATGTATTGGCAAAGTAATGCAAAGCGTACACTTGAACGTGCGGATGTTACTGCAGAGTTTTATTCATTTCCTCAAAAGTATGTCACAGGATTAAGTGATGATGCTGAACCGATGGAAAGTTGGAAAGCAACGGTTTCTAGTATGTTGCAATTCACAAAAGATGAAGATGGCGACAAACCATCGCTTGGACAATTCACAACACCAAGTATGTCACCATTTACAGAACAGCTTAGAACAGCCGCAGCAGGATTTGCTGGGGAGACAGGTTTAACACTAGATGATTTGGGATTTGTTTCTGATAATCCATCTTCCGTTGAAGCAATCAAAGCAAGTCATGAAAATTTACGACTTGCAGGAAGAAAAGCACAACGTAGTTTAGGTTCTGGATTTCTAAATGTTGCATATTTAGCAGCATGTTTGCGTGATGATTTTGCTTATCAGCGTTATCAATTTAACAAAACAATTCCAAAATGGGAACCATTGTTTGAAGCAGATGCAAGTATGTTAAGCATGATTGGAGATGGAGCAATTAAGCTTAATCAAGCAATTCCTGAGTTTATGAGTAAAGAAACAATACGTGATTTAACAGGTATTAAAGGGGGATAAGCAATGGATGATATTTTACCTTCCCTTTTAGAAAAAATAAATAGTGATTTTGATGAAAGAGCAGCAAACAGTCAAACATTAAAGCAAACAGTCAAGCTTTTAAAGAATAAAAAAGCAACCTACATACAAGCTAATGAATTTGGTGTTGAAATAGGGAAAATTTTATCTGATGTACTAGGTACTCATGTCACTGTTGGTGTTTTACCTGATGGGAGAATGTATTTCAACATTGCAGACAGGTTGTTGAATGCAGTACTGCAAAAGAATTTTGACTTAATTTCTGATTATACAGTAGATATTCAAACACAACTCAATAGTTTAGCTGGTTTTCGTTTAAAAGCTCAATATCCAGAACTCAATCAAGATAGAATTGATGGTATTGTTAATCGTATCTCCAGTGAAGATGATTTTGAAAAGATTCTTTGGCTCTTACAAGAACCAATTGTGACTTTTAGTCAAAGTGTTGTTGACGATACTCTTAAGAAAAATATTGATTTCCAAGCAAAAGCAGGTTTAAAGCCTAAAATCATACGCAAATTAGTAGGTAAGGCTTGTGATTGGTGTCGAAATTTAGCTGGAACATACAATTATCCAGATGTACCCAGCGAAGTATATCAAAGACATGAACGATGCCGATGCACAGTCGAGTATGATCCAAGAGATATGGACCGAATGCGCCAGGATGTTTGGTCCAAAAATTGGATTGATCCTGATAAATCATCAAAGATTAATGAGCGTAAGACTTTAAATTTAAAGAAAAAGAAATAATTATCCCAGCGATAGGGTTATCATGCATTTGATTGAAGGAGGAGAAACATGACTGCTGAAGTACGATTTGGCAATCAGTATCCTACTCAATCGGTAATTCTTCCATATACAGAAACAAAGTATCTTGAAGCAATTGAACTTTATACCAAAACCAAACGAAAATGTTATGAGTGGCAATACAATATTTTGAAAGATATTATGGCTGTTGATGAAAATGGCCTATGGGCTCATCAAAAGTTTGGTTACTCCATACCTCGACGAAATGGTAAAACAGAAATTGTTTACATGCTTGAACTTTGGGCTTTGGAAAATGGTCTCAGTACTTTACATACAGCCCATCGTATCAGTACCTCTCATTCTTCTTATGAGAAATTAAAAAAATATCTTGAAGATAGTGGATATGTAGAAGGTGAAGATTTTAATTCTATCAAGGCAAAAGGGCAAGAAAGACTTGAACTTTATGAAACAGGTGGAGTTATCCAATTCCGAACTCGAACATCTAGCGGTGGACTTGGTGAAGGATTTGATTTCTTAGTAATTGATGAAGCTCAGGAATATACAACTGAACAAGAATCTGCTTTGAAATACACTGTTACAGACAGTGCTAATCCTATGACCATCATGTGTGGTACA